AACTTGCGTCTTCCATAATAACAGTAGTTGCTGATATATAAGTCTTTATCGGGAGCTTTGCGCTCTTGTAATCACCGCTGTTAATGATGATATAATTTTTAGCAATGGCATCGTATGGCGTAAATGGAGAATTAACCGTATCGGTAAACATGTTATCATATGTTCCACCGGTGTAGTCGTAATTGCCAGCGTTGTTTGTTATCTGATGCTCTGGCACACGACAGCCGTAACACCACGCGGCAAATGATGAACCGTACTGGCTGGCATCTGCACGAATAGAATTGCTTCTCAGCTTGTTAACTTCGGCAGTCCCAGTTAAATACATATCACCAGTTAGTCTCAATGGGTTAACCAGTCCGTCACCAGATATGCTGGCATCACGCACATAATTGCTATCAATAACGGCTGACAAATCTATAACTTGAGCAGAACATACCGACGAATACATCAGCAATATTATAAATAATATTTTTTTCATATTTTTTACCTATTTTGCCAACGTAGGTGTATAATGAATAAGTGCAGCAGTACCGCCAGACTCGGCTATCCACTGAAGTCTTAATGAATCATACAAAGCCGTACTTGTTATAATCAAGCCCTCGTCACCGTTAGCCGTATACTGTGTTGAATCAGTGTCTATACTTGTCCAATTATGCGCTCCGACCTTACCCTGCAATGCACACGAAACAGTCGTATTGATTGCAGATATTGTAAACAAGAAACCACCTTTAGCATATCCACGCGAAAAAACCGCAATGGAATTACCCGGTGCTGTAAGTGAATCGTCAGCAGCACTAAACGTATAACCAGCCAATGGTGCAAGACTCCAAGCAGACCCATTATAAACATATATATTGCCTGAATCCAGTTCCCAGAATTCATCACCCTGAGCACAACCCGTTGCACCAGCCGCTGGCTTAGAATCTGTAGACAAACCTGTCCATTTTCGAATCGTACCATAACCGTTTACTGTAGCATTAACAGGTTGCGTAAGTTCAACGTACAAACTAAATACTGCCAGCATACCAATCAACAGTACAATATATTTCAGAGCTTTCAAATTAACCTCCAGATTTTATGGGATCTCCGTTTCGTTCGACAAACCGATCATACAGCTCCAAACAAAGTTCGGGTAACTGATTGGTTTGCTCTAATTGTTTCAATGTATTGCTAATTATTTCCGTGTCCATAACAGTCATTGGAATTGTTTTAACAACTTCAAGTTTATCATCCCAATTGTATGTGTTTCCGTCGGGTGTTATCGACATATTCATGGTAGCTTGTTCGTCTTCTGAAAATTCAATCTGAGACTTTACATATCGCACCGCATCCAAATAAGGTTTCGTACCCTTGTACTCACCCATGACTTTTCTAAGTTTAATTCTGTCTGTAACGACAAACTGATAATCCTGTTTTTCTAACATGCTTGCGCCCTCCTGCCAAATGCCTGAACCATAAAGTTTTCTGTCTCTGCTTCTTAGAATACTCGATACATTAAATGGATCGTGAATAAGTACTTCGCACCCGCGCCCGATTAACAAACCTGTCCAAAACTCAACACCTGGTTTCTCAAAATAGTATTCGCTTTCCAGTGCCATGTTTATGCCATACATTTCGAGCTTTTCAACATTGTGAAGTGCTGCGTAAGCAAGCATGTAATCAATGCCATTTGTAAAATATGGTCTGATTCGCCCAAGCCCGAACTTGTTAATAACCTCCAAAAGCGGATATTCGATTACCTGTAATCCACGGATTGATTTATTTTCATTGTCTTTAAATTTGTATGCTTTGTTTGCTAAAAACGGAATCTTTTTTTCTTTACATGCCTTAATTGTTCTGGTTAGTCCGTAAGAAAGATTAACACGCTCGTTAGCGGCCTTGGCATCGGCTTTGTTCAGTCCAACAAGTTCGCCATTAAGATGACTCATTACCTGTTTGTTGTCCATCGACCAGAAACTTGGTTCCCAACGTTCATCGAGCTGATGCATATCAAATCCTAAATCTGCATCCTCAACAGCTATTAAATCATTTATGCCCCATATTTCATAGTCTGCTGAATTGCTTCTCGGTGGTGCAAACTTATAACCGTCGCCTTTACCGACAATCATAATGTGTTTCTTGTGCTTTAGTTTTCTGTTCTTTAAATTTCTGCTTGACAAACCGCCCTCCAGTATTGTCAAAAATATGTATAAGGTTATTTAAGTTCTTTTTTAGTCGGGACAACAGGAAGCCCATCGTCCCGAATTTTTTATGATGTTGCTATGAGTCCCATTGCGATTAAGCCAGTTGTAATAGCATTAATTCTGTCAATGAACCCAGTGTTTAAACTTGTGGCTTTGGCAACATTGCCAAGCTGAGTCGAACCAACAGCAGTCGAATTAAAAAATCTTAATCTTGTTCCACCACCTGTTGAACTCATAACTTCAATTACATCTTCATAAGCCGTAGCAGAGTTGCTTCCCTGAAGAGCAAGCGTATAATCTACTACACCAGTTGACTGGCTTGCAGGGCCACGAATCTTGGCACTATTAGCACTAAAAGCTAGGTTACTTGTACTGGTTAATCCAGCACTTGCTAAGGTTACTCCTGCCATTGTGAATGTTGCACCAGACGTATCAAATGTTATTAAATTGGTAGTTGTTCCACCAACAAAAACAACGTCACACTCAAATTGGACTTGCTTATTGTTACCGGATATGGCTTCAACAAATCTTAAGTTTCCACCAGTCCAATACGATTCTACTACATTTGCACCAGTTCCCATAATAGTCTCCCCTTTTTATGTGGCTATAAGGCCAAGACCAATAAGACCTGTTGTCAGTGCATTGAGTTTGTCAATAAACCCACCGTCACCACTGGTTGCACTGCCGATAGTTGGAATCTGGCTTGTTCCACCAGTAGTATTAAAAAACCTAAGTTTAATTCCACCACCGGTTGAATTAACAATCGCAATAACATCTTCATAGGCGGTCGAACTATTAGTTGCCTGAATAGCAAATGTCTTGCTTGTTCCTGCGGCTGATGAGCTTGACAAGCCACTTACACCGCGAATAGCAGCGGCAGTAGCAGAGAAAGTTAGGTTACTTGTGCTGGTCAACCCAGCGGTGGCAAGCGTTACACCCGCCATGGTAAACGTAGCACCAGATGTATCGAACGACACTGTATTGGTAGTTGTGCCACCAATAAATACTGTGTCAATTTTGAATTGAACCTGTTTGTTATTGCCAGAAACCTTTTCAGCAAATCTAAGATTCCCGCCAGTCCAATATGATTCTACAGCGGCCGCGCCTGTTCCTTTAGGCATATATAAATCCTTTTTTTAAAACTCGATAGGGATTTCCCTTTTCGGAGTCGTTCCCCGTAGGGATGAGATTGATTGACAACCCCATCCCCTTGATTAACTTACGAAGTAATAGCAGTTGGAGGCGGTTGGCCTTTATACTGCGTTTGAATGTAATAAATCACAGACGCATGGTTAGTTGACTGACTTGACGCTGTAATAGTTACCCGAATCGCATCTGTACCAGTAGATAGCTGTGCCGGGTCAATTTGACCAATTATCATTTGATTTTGAGTTGTGGCCGCACACGCCATAGTAGCCGCAGCGGTCTGCTCAACCAGTGTATCGGCACTGGTTGTTGAAGTATTTTTCCACCATTTGATGGATTTGGTTGTGGCGGTTGCACCGGCTCCGGTGCTCGAAGTACACTCGTCAATTCCAATGGTGGTAGCGTGACCGACTGTTTGGTTCATATTGCATACTACCCAAACCTTGCCAGTAACGTTTTTAAGAGCAATCGTATCGCCAGTTGTTGCCGCATTGGTCGAAACTGGACTCAATGCATTGACAATTTTAAGGCTCTGTGGAAGTGTAAAAACAGACATATATATATTTCCTCCATTACGACGTTATGGCCGCAGGCGGTGTAGCCTTTTTGTATTGAGTTTCCATGTAGTAATTCGCAGATACATAATTTGCAGCAACCGTGGTAGCTGTACAGGTCACACAAATTGCATCAACACCAGTACTTAGCTGTGCTGGATCAATCTGGCAAACGACCTGCTGATCGGTTACACTGGTTGTCAAGGTAAGTGTAGCACCGGCTGTCTGAACAACTAGCGTATCTGAGTCAGTTGTGGCAATGTTTTTCCACCACTTAAACGCTTCGGTGCTTGCAGTTGAACCACCACCAGCAACAGTCAGGGCTTCGTTAATACCAAAGACAGCTTCACTTGTTCCACCGGTAGAACAGGTAGTGATGTTTGCTACCATCCATACTTTGCCAGCTACGTTTTTTAAATTAACATAGTCGCCAGTCACCGCAGCATTCATACTAACAGGCTGCAATGCCACGACAATTTTTAAATCTTGCGGTAATGTAAAAGTACTCATAATGTTTCTCCTATCTTGAACGCTTTAATTACGTTCTGGTTGAGTTTAACATTACGAATGGTGAAAGAGTATTTGAACCCTGTGCAGGTGTCAAAGTTGTTGACCAGATCGGTTTGCCATCAAAACGAGTAATCCAGCGGAATGCAGTCTGATCCCAATCGAATTTGAGGTGAATTGACATAGCTGTTTCAATACCACCCTTAGAAAGCGTGTAATACTGAGACATATCAGCAAGGATAATATCACCCTTGTCACCAATTGTTGAACACTGTTCAAGAACAAATATCGGTCTACCCATGAGTGTACCGAACGGAGCACTTACAGCACCATCAGTACCACCAGCACTTGCGGGCAGATACACAGGAACACCAGCAGTACCAACAACATTGGTCATTGTGAGCAATTCTGTATAGACATCCTGATTAATAAACCATGCAGAATTCGGGATACTCGGTGCATACATTCTCGCCCACATTGCAACAACATTGTCCCAAAGTAGGGTATCAGAACCCTGTCCGCTGACAGCACTAACTGTTACTGTAGCACCAGCATTTAGAATACCAAGAGGCTTGCCAACACCATCACCACGAATCATAGCGTCCTGAAGTTTATAGGCAATTTCCTGAGCAAACATATTGCCAGCGAGTTGATCAAGAATACTGACATCTTTAAGCATTTCTTCAGATGCATAGAAAAGGGCATGAAGTTTATTGAGTTTAAGCTCAACCTCTTCATACGTAGGCCGAGAAGCAGATAACTGACCAAGCTCAGCACCCCATAGTGCCTGAACACCACCAAAACGAGAGCCGTCTGCACGAGACGATTCACTATTGGCAGGGAAGTTCATAGTGTTTGAATCTGACGAAGCAGTAAACGGTGTGACTAGTTTCATAACTTGCGAATTGTCATACACACGTTGAAAAACTTCTTTTTGCTGATCTGTTTCAACAAGAAATCCACCGTCAGCACCAGTTAACCCATCGTTCCCTGGAGTACCTGCGGCACGTGTTTCTGGTTCAAGCAATTTACGCAGACGTTTGTGAATCACACCTGATTGAGGATTCGATGCACGCCAAATAGCCTGAAGTGAATGGCCGAGCGTGGCAAACGGTTTGTCTTCTTCACGATCTTCACCAACAACTACCACTTCACTGTTAACCGGAGTTTCAAGAATAGGCTCTTCTGTCGGGGTCTTAAATTTAGTTTTACGTGCTTCTGATTTCTCGGCACGCTCGATATCTTTTTCTACAGCCTCAATCTCAGTGTCAATGGTATCAAGTCTTGCCTCATCTTCTTCTGTCTTTACTTCCTTTGCCATGATAACATCATACTCTTCAATCAGAGCCGTACGTTTTTCAAAAAGGTTCATGATAGAATCTTTCCTTGTTTAGAATTTCTGTTTTTATAATTGAAACAACGTCTTGCATGTTTGAACCGTCTAATACGCTCTCGGCTGACCACTCGTGCGGATTCGTCACGTTGGCTCTGCTGGTCAACTGGCTCTTGCTCAATTGGCTCAGGTTGGACAGGATCGACTGGTTCGTTTATGCTACGTGTTTCTTGTTCAGGTTTTCCGTGTTCTTGTTTCCATGTTTCAAACGAACGGAAAAGTTTTTGATAATCTTTAGATGATTTAATTGCAATATCTGTGTCTTTATATGCTGGATAGGTAACTGGAGACACATCGTAAAGTTGGTCTATTTCAAGAATAGTTCTGGTTACCATGTCTTCGCTTGTATCTTCTTCCCACATTTCACGTTTTACCGTAAACGCAAAAGACTGTTGAGACACGACACCCGGTTCAATGTTAGCCTTGAGATCACGAGCATATGAAGTGTCTGTAGGCGTTATCTCTGAGAAAAGACCTATGTCGTCCTCTGTGAGTTTGAGTGAACCCGGACCGGAATTGATGGTGCTTCTAGCCAACGGCATTGACGAGTCATGATTCCAAAGCGCACGAACATCTGACCGAGTGAGAGCATTTTTAAATGCACCGGGAGCGATTGTTTCGCGAACACCCCAAAAAGTGTCTTCAAAAAGAGTATTAAACTTAGCAGAATATCCCGACATAGTAACAAGCTCACCGTCTTCTTCTCTTGTCTCGAAAGCTATATCTGCGGGAATATATCTTCGTTCTATTTCACTTTCTGAGACAGAGGCGATGTCTTCAGATCTGTTATATTTTTCGTCCCAAATAGTCTTGAATTTTTCTCTCTCTTCGTCTGTAAACTGATCAGACTCTAGGATATCTGTTGGATAAGCCGGTGTATCAAGCACATCAGAAGTTTCAACCACTGGTTCGGATTCGTTAACCATCTCAACTTCATCGACAATCGGTTCACTGACCGTTTCTGGTTCAATTGGCTCAACAGGATCAACAGAATCTTCTTCAGAAACCACTTCAGGAGTCACTTCGGTGGTTATTTCAGAATCTGTCGGACTATCCACAACAGGTACTGTTTCAACAGTATCCACAGTTTCAATATCTCTTTCATCCCACAATTTACTGAAAATTTCAAATCGTTTTTCAGTGCCGAACTCCGACTCAATTGTTTCGTCTTCCATGCAACGGACGACAAACTCTTCTTTCGTTTCATTTTCAAATGGTTTTGGTAGTGCCATAATATTTTCCTAATTTATGGGTTATTCGTCTTCTTGTTCAATATTTTTTATCTTGTCGTTCAGTAAATCCATAAACGTGTTAGCAATAAAGTCCGGTTTGTCTTCTTCCCATTCGCGGGTAACAGAATCAATCTTGGATTTAAGATTGGCAAACCCTGTGTCTGAAATTATTGTTCTGAGACTGTTTACACTAGTATCAATATAGTTCTTTGCATATATATCTACATTGCTATATATATTTATATCTAATAAACTATCAACAGATTCAAATATCGGGTCTATACGAAGAAGAACAAAATTCAGTATGTCTGTATTGTATAACTGCTTTACACTGTCCATAAAAATAAGAACATCGTCCTGAGATTTTACTTTATTAGCAAGTCTTCTAAGTTTTTGGCCTTCATGCTTTGCGGTATGACTGATAGCATCGCGGAACAATGGATAAAATGATGTTGTTACCTTTTCACGTAAAAACTCACGGTTTTCATCGATTTTCGCAAGTTTTTGGCCTGTTTCAAGGCTTTTCTGTTCGTTTTCATCGGGTTCTAATTCATCGTCTTGAGAATCAATGTCATCAATATCATCGCCAATATTATCTGAATCGTCTGAATCAGTTCCATTTTGTTTGTCTATTTCGTTTTGAGCTTTTGCCGCCATACCTTCAAGGGGAAACATCGTCTGATTAACAAAATACTGATCGCCACCCTCAATAGGATTCTCATTTTCAAGCTCTCTCACATCGTTCGGACTAAGCGACCCAATATTAAATCTGGTACGATAATATTCTCCACGTGCTTTTGAATCACCACGAAGCAAATTAATAGCCAAGAACTCAGCAAAAAACTTTTTCTGTTCGCGAGAACTCAACAATTTGGTAAATGTTTCCTGTTCCCACACACCGAACCAAAACATAAGTGTGTCTGTTACATATTCAAGATTCTGCTGTTCAATGTTGTTATTTGTTGACCGTTCAAGGTCTTCAATTTTATGTAACGGAATTCGATAGTATCTTGCTATTTCGGGTATCTGAAACTTACGGGTTTCAAGAAACTGAGAGTCATCATTAGGCATTGAAAGTTTTTCTATCTTCATGCCTTCTTCAAGTATCTCAAGTTTATGAGAATTACCAACACCTTTGTGACGTTGATTCCAAGAGGTCTTAATGTTTTTTGCACCTTCTTCACCCAACACGTTTGGATGAGTCAATACAAAATCAGGACGCGCACCATTGGCAAAAAACTTACTACCATATTGTTCGGTTGCAGCAGCCAGCCCAAGTGCGTTTCTTGCTTTCTGTGCATACGAATAACCAGTTATTCCATCAAACCCAAGTCCATGGATATGAAACACGTCATGCGAAGCTAAAACAGGCTTGCTCCCATCCTCTTTACTATATATATATATCAAAGCTTTTGTTTCGGGGTCACGACCACTTTTCATGCGATCTGGACGTAACAACCAAAGAGAATTAACAGAGCCATCAATATTTCTAATTATCTGTGCATAGCCATTACCCCAGGATAAGGCATGTGCTTGAATAGCTTGCTTAAATTCTATGGCACTCATTTCAGGATTAGGTTGATATCTAAGCAGTCTAAACAGGTCTTTGGTTATTGCTTTTTCTTTACCACGTGGTTTTAATCGCTCATAATATATAAACGGCGTAACAGCAATATCTTGTGATATAATATTTATACAAGCCCAATATGCTGAAATATCAAGTGCGGTTTGTTCGTTTATCGGCACACCAGAATTGGTTCCCATTTTACTAAAAAGGCTTGTAAACCAATAATCACTAAACTCACCGCGACCATCGGCTCGTTTCTGTATATTTAAGCTGGGGAATAATTTCATTTATTGCCTTTTGGTTGAATTACGTAGTTGAGCAATTGTCATAAGAATAGCCCCGGAAATAACACAAGCCAATGATAAAGATATCAGATACAATCCATATGTGAACAGCGCGAATCCACCAATAAATTCTATGTCACTGTAGTCGAACAAGTTAGCTATAAACTTAATTATATATATAGCTTTATTACTATATTTTATTACAAAGGATTTCACGAACTTGAACGGTTTCTTAAATATTTTAATTGGGTATCTCTTTGGTAACGGGTTAGTCGTCATCATCCTCAAGGTCAATTGATAAAAGCCCACGGGTATTATAAATAGATTCGGTAACTGCACAGTTACGAACAGCACCGTCAAGTGCCATGATACTTGCTACAACACCATCAATACGCTTATTTGTCTTACCTCTGTCAGGCTTAACAGGACGAATATTACCAGCCGAATCTTGTTTTACACTCGTGCATCCCATCATCCAATTCATAACAGGATTATTAGCATGTGCGAGTTCACCGTCTAATACACGTTTTTCAAAATCTTTAGAAGCTGCGTTATACGATCCCATTGATTGCGCAAACGTAACCAGTGGAAAATTATCTGCTTCAAGTATAGTAGTAACGTAAGAAGCGTTCCACGGATCATACAATATTTGGTCAAGTGAATAAAGTTCAGAATCTTTTCGTATTTGTTCAATTATATAATCGTAGTTTACTGAACCACCCGGCGTGGCTGTTACAAACCCCTGATTTATCCAAACATCATATGCAACTTTATCTTTCATTACCCGTTCGTGTAAATCGTCCTGTGGAATATAAAAATCATACAAAAACTTGTATTTATCATCTGGTGTTAATGGTGGAAAACATTTAACCCATGCTGTTATATCATGAGAGGTGGAGAGATCCAATCCTCCGTAACATTGATGACCATGTAGTCCACTCTCACTTACCGCATGATTGTTCAATGCCCACGAATCGCTTGTTATCCAGAGTGTTTCTGCTTCTGTCCATATATTTAATTTTTTAGTCTTAAAGTCATTTTGTTTACTTGGAACCCGCTTGGCAGTTTCAAACATTATCCGCATATCTTCAAGATAAACAGAAACATTCAGATTAGGGTTTGCCTTTATCCAACAAGATTCATCCATCCAATCATCTTCGTTATCTATAGTATATATAATCCCAAACACACTGTCGTCATT